TCGCTCTCTCACGCCAAAGCCACCTAACCTCAGCGTACTCTTCGTCCCCCTCTTTGTACAACTCCTCTCCGCCGCAGGTTACTTCCCTCACCGCAAAGCGCATGTACACTCGCCGCAAAGAGTGATATGGTGGCACAGTGACTGAGCGCGCCCGTACATCTGCACGCCGCGCGCCTCTACCCTCGACCGAGTGTGAACTTCTCGCCGCGCTTTCCGGTGCGGGGCTGCACGCTCGTGTTCGCGCGCTGTACGAGGCGGGCTGGTCGTTGAGCAGCATCGGCGACGCGTTTTCTCCGCCGCGAGCTCGCACGACCGTGCGCTCCTGGGTGAACGCGGACACGTCGCAGCCAGAAGAGCTCCCTCTCGTTCCCGCGCCTCCTCCCGCGTCGATCTCAGGTTCGCAGCCTGTGCCGTCTCGCGCTCGCGCGTTGGCGCCCGGTATTCCAGAGCACGCGCGGCAGCGAATCTCGGCTTTAGCTCCCGTGGCGCGCCGGTATCGGGCGCGCACGAACCCGAATTCGCCGATCGGGCAGGCGCACGCGGAGTTGACCGCGCTGTGTCGGGAGCTTCACGAGCACGGCGTGCCGATTCGCGCGCTGGCGCTCGCGGCGGGCGTGACGTATCGAGCAATGGCGATGCGCGTCAATCCGCGCTAGACGTGAACTGTGAAGCAGTAGTGAGACGAGAGGAGACGCGCGACTATGACACCGCTCGAGGAGGCCGACTTTGGCGTGATCGCGTGGGCGAATCCTCGAGCGGCTTTCTCGTCTCTCGCGCGTTATCTGGTCGCGGTGACGGGAGAGCGCACGGGTCGCCCGCTTGCTCGTCCGCTCGGAGCGTTGAAGAGCGAGGCTTCGACCGCCTCGTGCGCGGTGATGCTGTCCGGCGACGACGTTCAGTACTGGTTGACGCCGTCCGCGTCGGGCCACGCCCTGGCGAGCGAGTCACGGCCGGTGATTGTTCCTGTTCCGCTGGCGCGAAGCATTCTCGGCTGGGAGTTGTTCGAGTTCTCGAACTAGCTCGTGCTCGCGCGGTGACGATGAAAGGCGGTGGCGTTTCGTGAAGGTGATCTCGGACGTGTTTCCCGCGATTGTTCTTGCCGCGCCGTCTGGTTCCTTTCGTGATTACACCCTGCTGAGTACGGGGTCTTCTCGTCCGTCCGGCGCGATGAGTGTTGATCGCGCGCGCGTGGTGGTGTTCGAGTCGCTTGTTCTTGTCGCGGTTGACGGTGTCGCGGGTAACGGGCCGCAGCTCGTGTTTCGTGAGGGTATTCGCTCGATGACGATCGCGAAGAGCAAGGATCAGGATTCGCAGCTTCTTACGGAGTCTGGGAAGGGTCTCGCGTTTCGCCGTCAGGATAACTGCGGTTGTGGTAGCCGGTTGCGCGCGTGGAACCCGTATAAGACGATGAACTCGATTAAGGACCCGACCTCATGATCTACGGTTTTTCGCCGGATTGGCCGGTGTACAGCTATCTCGCGTTTCTCCTGGTCTTCGGCATCGCGGCGTATCGGCTTACGCGCGTGGTTTTGTACGATCACGTGCTGGATAGCGCCCGCGCCTGGGTTTGGAAGAGGTTTCCTCCCGAGAACGGCGGCATTGGTTATCTTCTAACCTGCCCCTGGTGCATGGGCTTCTGGGTCTCATCGCTTCTCGTGATCGCCTATATTATTGTTCCTGTGCCGACCGCGCTGTTCGCGTTCATTCTCGTGATGAACGCGCTGGTTGGCTGGATTGCCGCGCGGGACTCTTCGTGAGTCTCGTTCCGTACACGCACGTGACGACGATGAGGAGTTAGTTCGTGGGAGTTTTTTCGCGGGAGCCCGCACCCGAGAGTGATTCGCCTCGTTCCCGGCGTATTCGCGCTCGTGCCGCGACGTCGACTCCTCTCGCGATCACGTCCGTTCCTTCGTCGTCGCCTGGCCCGTTGAGCGTGTTCTCGTCACCGCAGATCCCGCCGTATTCGATTTATCGCCCGTTGACCGCTGCCGCGGTGCAGATTCGGATCAACGATAAGGGCGAGGTTGAGCAGTTCAAGAATCGTCGGTCCTCGGCCGCGTCCGCGTGGCAGTCCGAGGCGTGGGAGTACTACGACGCGATCGGTGAGATCAAGTACGCGTTCAACCTGGTTGCCTCGGTTGTTTCCCGGATTCGCCTGTACGCCGCGGTGGCGAGTGACCCGTCGGACGCGCCGGTGCCTGTTGACTCTGACGCGCGGCTGGACCCTCAGCTTGCCTCGGCGGCTCAGCGCGCGCTTGCCCGGTTGAACTCCGCGTATGGCGGTCAGCCAGGGCTTCTGCGTGACGCGGCGTTGAACCTGTCCGTGTCCGGCGAGTGCTACCTGGTGCAGGTTCCTGAGCGCCCTGGGCAGGGTTTGCCGGAGACCTGGGATATTCGCTCGACCGACGAGTTGACCGTTGATCCTCGCGGTGGCACGATGGTGACGCCTCGTCGTGATCTTGCCGGCGGCGGCATGTCGCAGGGTAAGGGCGGGTTCCAGCTTCCGAATAAGGCGTTTGTTGGTCGGATCTGGCGTCCGCACCCTCGCTACTCGGACGAGGCTGATTCGAGCCTGCGTGGCATGCTGGATCTGTGCGCGGAGCTGTTGCTGCTGAATCGCACGTTCCGGGCGACCGCGCGCTCGCGTCTCAACGCTGGCGCGCTGTATCTGCCGGATGGCCTGAGCGTTGCCGCGTCGCCGGATCCGGATTACCCGTATGACGATGACCTTGATCTGACTCCCGGGATGACGGTCGAGGAGGCCGCGGACGAGTTCGAGGATCAACTCATCGACGCGATGACGACTCCGATTCGCGACGAGGATTCCGCGTCCGCGGTTGTGCCGTTGATTATTCGCGGGCCCGCGGAGCTTGGCGACAAGATCAAGCAGTTCAAGTTTGAGCGGTCGTTTGACCCGGCGCTTGCGCAGCGCGCGGATCGCGTGCTTGAGCGTATTCTGCAGGGGCTTGACGTTCCCAAGGACGTTGTCACCGGACTGGCAAATGTCAAATATTCAAACGCGGTGCAGATCGACGAGAACCTGTACAAGGCGCATATCGAGCCGTTGATGCTTCTCATCGTTGACGCACTCACGGTGATGTACCTGCGCCCGTATCTTCTTGCACAGGGCTGGTCGCCGGCCGAGGTTGAGAAGATCGTGATCTGGTATGACCCGACCGCGGTGGCGACGCGCAATGACCGGGCGATGGACGCGGATCTTGGTTTCGATCGTCACGCGATTTCGTATGACACGTGGCGTCGCGCGCACGGTTTCTCGGACGCGGACGCTCCGACGCCAAATGAGCTCGCGTTGCGCATGGTTCTCGAGAAGGGGCAGATCATGCCCGAGCTTGTCGAGGCGATGCTGGGCGCGCTTGCGCCGGAGATCATGAACGCGGCGCGCGCGGCTGGTCAGGCTGCCTCGCCGGCGCCGGTGCCTCCTGAGGTTTCGCAATTGTTGAAGGGTGGCGCTCCGGCGTCGCCCGCTACGGACACAACGACGCCATCACCGACTGACACCGCGAGCCCTGCGGCTCCCGAGTCAACTGGAGAGGGCGCGGATGAGCTTCTCCCCGAGTAACGAAGTCACGGACGCGATCACCGCGGCTATTCAGCTTGTCCCGGAGGAGCGGGACATGGCTGAGGCTCTGATTGAGATTGCGGAGAAGTATGGGAAGTTCAACGAGGACGGCACGGGTATCTATGCCGCGTATACTCCGGCGGAGATCAACCGGGATGCGAACATTGGCGTCAAATGCGCGAACTGCGTTTTGTATCTCGGCGGCACGCAGTGCAAAATTATTGCCCGGGAAGTGGAGCCGGAAGGGAAGTGCCGTCTCGCGGTAATCCCGGACGGTGTCGTGAACATGTCCGGTAAGTCGGACGATGACGACGATGATCACTGCCCGTGCCTGTCTGCGTCGTGTGACTGCCCGGGTAAGGGTGACGGCGCAGGGTGCGGCTGCGAGGACGGCTCGTGCGCGTGTGACTGCCCGCGCTGCGCGACCGAGCCTGAAGAGCATGACGACGATGACGATGACGAGACGGAGATCGAGATTTCGATCTCTGCCGCGGCGTCACGTCCGGCTCCGAAGAAGGATCGTATTAAGGGGTCGAAGCGCAACGCGCCTGGTTCCGCGGAACGGAAGCGCGCGAAGTCGATTACGCGCGAGTAGGCGCTGTAGCCGCAGATGATGAGCTTGGGGGTGCACTCGGCGGCGATCGCCGCGATCGCGTCGTAGTCGAGCAGCTCCGTCTGCGGGTGAAGGCCGTACTCGACGATGCTGTAGAAGGTGCCGCTGAAGTTGGGCTTGAGGCCGTGGCTGAGGTGGCCGCCGCTCTTGATCGGAAGGCTGAGCACCGTGTCGCCCGGGTTCATCAGCGCCATGAAGGCGGCGATGTTCGCGTTGGCGCCGCAGTGCGGCTGCACGTTGGCGAAGCCGCACCCGAAGAGCTTCTTGGCGCGCTCGCGGGCGAGGTCCTCGACTGCGTCATGCTGCGCGCATCCGCCGTAGTAGCGCTTGCCGGGGTAGCCCTCCGCGTACTTGTTAGT